AGGTCAGCAGCTTTAGTGGCTCATCCAGATAGTCGGATAAGACAACTTGCAGAGGCTAATATTCCTGATATAGTTTTGGATAAGATAACTGAAGTTCTAAGTTCTGGTGGAGATGAGGTTTGGGGTCAGTTTGGAAACTGGGAGAACGTGAATAATTATTTAGATCAATTAATGAAGCAATACCAAGCTGGTATGGCTCCACAATAGGAGAGTGATATGCCCAAGGTAGGAAAAAGAAAATTTGCTTACACGCCTAAAGGTAAGGTTGCAGCAAAAAAGTATGCAAAGAAAATTGGGAAGAAGGTTAAGAAGGTTGTGGGGTACTAATGGCTAAGGCCAAGATTAAAAAGATGAAGAAGGGTGAACTTGTGGGTGCTACGCCAAGTCGTGGCGCTCCAAAGCAGAAACAATCTACTGGCGGTAAAGCCAAGAAAGGGAAGACATAATGCCAGCTAAATCTTATTTATGGGGAAAGGCAGTTAAGAATGGTGGCCGGAAACCCGTAGGCGAAAAGAAAGTTGCTGGCCCTAGACCAGCAAAGGCTGGTGCTAGAAAGACTAAGAAATTAAAGACCGGCTACTCATGAAAAAACTTATTTTATTTTTGGCTCTCTTACTTCCTCTTTCTGGTTCTGCTAGAATGTTTCCCATGCAAATGCCAATAGATGTTGTGTGCTGGGATAATGTTAGTGAGGCATTATCGTATCATCAAGATGTTCTAGGTGAATTTCCAATAGGAAGGGGAAATGTTCCAAATGTAGGTGGGCCTACGTTTTCTATGATTATGTTTAACCCTAAAAAACCTTCTTGGTCTTATTTGCACTTTCACAAGAATAGAGATAGTGGAAAGGTTATTGTGTGTTCTATGAACAGTGGGGATACTTGGCAAATTCTTACTGATGGCATGGAAGGAGAGTTTAAATTATTATGAGCAATGGAACCCAAATTACCAAGAGCCTATACATAGGGCATATCATAACTACTGTGGCCTTGGTGTTTGGTGGTTTCACATTCATCTATGATTTAAGGGAGAGTGTAGCAATACAGTCTTTTCAATTAGATACTGTAGAGAAAAGATTAGGTCGAGTGGTTGCGCGAACTGATGACCAGTTTGGAGAGATCATGAATCATCTAGTCAGATTAGAGGAAAAGTTAGATGGAATTGTTCTGTCAAGTAACCCAATGCAGCAGAAAGGAAATTAAGAGATGGGCTTTACGAGCCTATCTTTGTTGGTCTGTGTGTGTAGATATAGCGGCTTTTAGCGGACTTATTTGGTATATTTTTAGATGATGGAAGTAATTTATATAACTCTTTTCGTATGGATGCTGGGCAAAGTATTAGGTTGGGGATAGATGCAAGTAGATAAACTCAATGATAAAATTTATAATGGAGATTAAAGATGGCTAATAAGAAGCAAGGTTATAGCGCGCGGTTGGATGAACGTCTTGGAATGACCAGAGGAAAACAGGCTGGTAAGAAAGTGTCTGCGGTTGGACGTAGAAAAATTTCAAAGGCAACTCGCAAACCTAAAGGTACTTATGGATTTAAGAAGTAGTAGTATTTTTGAATTCTCAAAAGCGCAACGAAAGTATTGGGAAGAGGTTAAACAAGATGACAATAACAGAAGCCGCACAAAACAAAGTGAACCAAGTTCTGAATGGAGAAGGGTTCTTGGAAGTCTGTTTGGAAGGCGGTGGCTGTTCTGGTTACCAGATAAAATTAAAAGGAGCGTCAGAGATACCCACAGACGCCCAGATGCTTACGGAGACGATCTTCTCTGATTCTGCTTCCTTGGATTTATTGGGAGATACACAGATGGACTGGAATGATGACCCGTTCAAACCAGCATTCAAATTCACTCCGCCAACGGGTTCACATTCGTGTGGGTGCGGATCAAGTTTTCAACTAGACTAATGGAGACATTAAATGGACGGATTCAAAAAGTTGGTAGACGAGGTAAGAAGCAAACCGTGGATATGGGGAGTAGTAATTCTTATCGTGGTGCTTGGTATTATTGGTTAATACTATTATGTTTTCTGAGTTTGACGGGATGCGAAACTCTGAAGGGCGGCCTGATAACGGGGTTAGCGACGACTACCGCTGTTGGTGTGACGAGTGTGGTCGTGCCGGGTGTCCTTGTTCCAGCAGTAGTAGGAGGCACAACGGCTGCGATTGCCTCTGCCCTGACTGCGGAGCGATCTGTTAAAGGTGAACCTATTGCTATTACGGCTGATACGGTGGTTAATAAAGCGCCTGACAACTTTTGGACGCTCTTGGGCAAGTTGATTGAAATGGGTGGTTGGGCGCTTCTTCTTATAGTGATTGTTCCAATGGTCTTCTCTTGGCTTATGCCCGGACCTATTCAATTCAAAGGTAAAAAGAAAAATGGCTCGTAGTTATCCGTTAGAAAATAAAAGGTTTGGTTCAAAGCCTCAGCAAAAGAAAAACAGGGCTGCTAGAAATACTGCAAGACGAAGGGCTATAGCATCTGGATTGGTTAAGAAGGGAAGTAAAATGGATGTCCATCATAAAGATGGAAATCCAAGGAACAATGCGAGAAGTAATATATCGGTTGTGAGTAGAGGTAGCAATAGAAATAAAAGTCCGGGTAGGCCAAGTGGCAAGAAGGACGCAGTACAAAGGAGGCCTCGTGTCGGCTAAATCTAAGTTTCCCGCTGTATGGGATTTAAAAATGAAGAGACGATTGGAATGTCTTTTTGATCAAGGCGGCACATTGATTGAAGCCGCTAGAGAAATGGGCGTCAATAGATCTACCCTAAACAAGTGGATGAATGGCACCGATAAGCAAAAGGAAAGTTTTCGTGAAACCGTTAAGATTGGAAAAGAGGCTTCGGAAGCATGGTGGATTCGTCAGGGTCGTGAGAATCTTGAAACTAGAGGTTTCAATCACGGACTCTGGTTGATGAATATGGTCAATCGTTTTGGATGGACTTCTTCTCACAGTAAGAAGGAAGAGAAGAGGGAAATTGAACATACGGTTGAAGTCAAAAAGAAAGTAGATGTGGATGCCATTCTAGAGAAGGCTATCAAGAAAGGCGTCGAAGAAATAGAGAAGACCATTCACTAGGGGGCGATATGGTTTCGACAGAAAGAAATGTTGATTCCCTTTCTGGACGCGGGTCCGATTCCCGCCGCCTCCACCAAGGAATATAATTATGGCAGAAGGAAGAACTAGAACTGGAAAAGGCTGGGAGACTGAACAGCATGGATTTAAGGCTATTAATTACGCCCAAAGTGCGGCAGATATTTTAGATCAGGCCGCAGAAGGAACTCTTATTGCCACTGGATTGAAAGATGCTCCTATAGATCTAGAACGTCAGTTGCAACTGGGCGAATTTTCCCCTCCTTTGGGTGAAGCAGCGGGTTGGAAAGAATGGGCTGGTGATGACTATGATACACTGACAAACCTTCGTCCTTCTTCTGATCCCTCGGTTGTGCCCGTTGGTGTAGAACCACCCGGTTGGCAGGAAACTGGAGGCAGAGGATTCGGGGCTGTAGGCCCAACCGCAGGAGATCTTGGACAACAGGGTGCCCAGACTCCAGCGCTTGAAGGCCTTTCAACTAAGGGAGAAGAGGTTGCAGATTTCTTAGAAGGGGCTTCAATGAAGGCTCGCGGTGGCGGTGCTGATGTAATGCCCGTAACTGACAGAGGACCTTCGACCGGAGGAGCAGATATTTCTATGACTCTTCCTCCTGAAGGAGAGGTTCAGGGAGGGACTCAGCCTCCGATGGGATTTGAAGATGTAAAACAGGCTTCTATGGCTTCCAGAGAAGGCATTGCTGGGGCGGAAACTTGGGGTCCGGGACCAACAGAATCCGTTTTGAATCAGCAAATAGATCCGGCGCCAGAAACTTGGGGGCCGGGACCTACTGGTGCGCCACCCGGATTTACTGATTTACCGGGAAGGCATCCGGATGTTATGGCTCAAACGGGTGCAGTCCCTCCTGCAGAACAAGATTTTGGACAACAGTTAGTGAAAGCAGTTACTGATCTTCTTGAAAAGATGAAGGGATTCTCATTATCGCCAGAAGAATTTGCAGACATCACTAATATGTCCCCAGAACAATTAAAAGAGGTTTATAATAATCTAGCGCGACAACAGGGAAGGGATATTCATCCAGATCCGCAAGCATGGAATCTGATGGGTGGGTAACATTTCAGTCTCCAGAATCTGCGCAAATATTTCAAGGCCGAGTACCGGTGAGTGAAGAAGTTATTAAACCGGGAGAAGGAGAATATTCTCAATGGAATATACCATCCAGAGAAACTGGTCCGGGATTTAAGGCTCAGGATTATGCTCAGGCTCAACCCGGGACTACTGACTGGATG